TTTTGCCTGTGATGAGTCAATTCATGGGCTAAAGTGCGCATTACATCTAAAATATGTCTATTTTTAATATAGACTACAAGAGATCTGGTTTGATTTGAATATTCTCCAAAAGTTCTTTTTCCTAAGACCCAATTTTTATCAGATATAAATTTGATCTTTGGCAACTTTTCAATTTCTAGAGCCTTTTTACAAAAATTTATAAAATCTACTAATATTTGTGCTTTTTTCTGTAATTCCATGCTTATAAATATCATTATTGAAATCTAATGCTAGACACACCTTCTTTATTTTTTACTATTTCAATATGAGAATCTACAACATCTCTTATTGTATCAATATGAGAAATCATAATAATAAACTTAAATTGAGTTTTAAGATAATCTAAAAGTATAGATATATTATTCATATTACTATGATCTAATGCACCAAATCCTTCATCTATTGCTAAAAAATTAGGTCTAGGCAATGATGTTATATTGATCAAAGAAGATCTTATTGCAAGTGAAGATATAAATTTTTCCATTCCAGAACTCAATTCTATAGGCCATATTTTACTATCTTCATAGACTATATATGTATTTATATTTTTACCATCAGATTGAATCATTATATGAAAATCAACTATTTGAGATAGTATATTATTAATATCATCTTGTATTTTTGGTATTACAGAACTAATTAAATTATACGGTAAACCATCTCTGCTTACTGCCATTAAGTAGTAATTATAATACTTAAATTCATTTTCTAAAGTCTTTAATTTTTCAATACTCTGCTCAGTTATTATTTTTTCTTTTTGCGCTAATTGAAGATTAGTATTACACTGAGCTATTTCATTATTTATGATATTGAGTTCATTTTTTATGATATTTATTTTATTTTTTAACTCTTTTAATTGTGCACTTATCTCTTTATTTGATTCTATAGCTGCCTCTTGCTCTCTATATTTTAAAATCATATTCTTGTATTCACCAAGATCTTTATTGCTCTGATTTAGCTCTAATGATAGTCTATGATGATCTGTCTGAGCTTTTAATTTATTAATTTTTTTATCTGATAATGATTTTTCTAGAGTATTATATAGGTCTATTGATTTTTCATAAATTTTAAGTTCGGCTATATCTTCTCTTATTTTTTTTAATTTATTAATAACCTCCGTAGCATTTTCTTTATGCTGCTCTATAGAAGCTTCTGTGGCAATTGCATCTTTTACAAATACATTTTCCATGCAGAATTGACAATTCTTATCATATTTAAGATCCTTAAGCTTTTTCATTTTTTCAAGTTTATGAGACATTTCTGTCTTTAATTTTTCTACTTGAATTGAAAGATCCTTTTCTATTTTTATATAGTCTTGTATCTGAATTGATTTTTGATTTAGGGAGTCTATATCTATTTCTAAAATACTGCTTTCTATTTTCAATATTTCATCATCAATATCTTGTATAATCTTTTCAGATTTTTCAAGTTTTTCTTCTATTTTTTTAATATCACCTTCTATTTTTATTTTATTATTCTCATACTCTTTAATATCAATATAGTTATTTTCTATATTTATAAGTTTAGAATTCAAAGATACGTATTCAGAATTTATAGATTCATGATTAGTCTCAATTTCATCTTTTTTAATTTGTAAATTTCTATACTCATTAGAGTATGCGCCTATATTTAATTCTATATCTTTGAGTTTTTCAAAATGATCTATTTTTTTATACTCTTTTATTAATATAGAGTGCTCTTTTTGCTTTTCATTTGCTACAAAAGACAAGTCTTCAAATATCTTAATATCTAAAAATTGAGATAGTAAGTCTTTACGCTCAGTCTGACTCATATCTATAAATCCAGTATTATTATTTTGCATTGACATACTAGTTAATACAAAATCTTCATATGTACCTATATAAGAACGAATAATCGAGTTTGTATCTACTCTCTCTTTTCCATTTAATGAAATCTCTACTCCATTTTCATCTATATGATAGAAATTTACATCTAATTTTACATGATCTGATTTTTGTCGTTTTGCATTTTTTTCTATGATATAGGTTTTATTATTAAATTCAAATTCTATCTTACAATGAAAATCTTTTGATTTATTATTCATTACTAAAGATGCTTTAGATGTTTTTGAACATTTATCAAATAGACAATATGTAAGTGCCTCTATAACTGAACTTTTACCATTTGCATTTGCTGCAAATATTCCATATACGCCAGTCATATTTGTAAAATCAATAATATTATCCTTACCATAACTAAACATATTTGAAAATTCAAACTTTTTTATAGTCCACTGTAAATTTCTAGTAGTTTCAGATTTTGGTAAATTTTCATTAAATTGTCTATTTAATGCACATATTTTAATTATCTCTTCCTCAGATAAATTAAATTTAGTATTAAGATATTCACTCAATATAGAATTTTGATATTCAATATCTCTAACATTGATTATATTTGATTGCTGTTTAATAGAAGAACTAGAAAAATCATTGATAGATTGCAGTGATAATTCTATGACATTTCTATCTTTTCTTAATTCTGCGCCTATCTCTTTTATTCTAGATTGAGATGTATTTTTAGTTCTAAGTCTTATATAAACATTATTTGGTATTGTAGTTGGCACATCTTCATAAAGGCCATTTTCTACATTTATGGTATAAAAGCAAGTATCATTTTTGATCTCTACAAACTCTGATGTTTTAGAATCAATATCCCAAACTAGTATACCATGTACTAGAGATTCGGCATGATTTTGCATTATTAAGGAGCCTGGATAGGCTATAGTCTTAGCCTCATTTAGAAATTGCCTTTTATGAATATCTCCTAAAAGTACTATGTCATATCCTTTAAAATCTGAAACACTTATAGAATTGTCTTCAAGTAAAAAGCCCGCATCTGTTAGTGAGCTATTAACTGGACCATGGTACATACAGATCTTGAAGTCTGAATCTATATCAGAGGCTTTAATATAATTTTTAGGATCATCAAAAACAGACCAATGAATAAAATCAATATTTGCAAATTTATAAACTCCAGTATCTTTTATGTAGATAATATTCTTTTCTGATACAGCATTTATAATAGGTGATAAACTATCTAATCTTTGATTATTATTTAAATTTGCATCATGATTACCTGGTATTATCAATGTGGGTAGTAAAGATGCCATTAATTTTATAAAATTTTGCACCTCTTGTACTAATTCCGGAGTTATATCTGTTTTTGAATGCACAATATCACCAGTAATGCATATTATGCTTTCGTCATTCTTTGTATTTTTTATATAATCAGCTAGGGTATTCATCACTCTTCTATACTCTTCATGACGTTTAAAATTTCTGAAGTGAATATCTGAGATATGATATATTTTACTAATTTTTTTTATACTAGTCTCTATAATATGAGGATTTAACATAACGCTATTTTCATTTTAAGTAACATTAATTCTGAACTACTCAAAGGAGTAGCATATTGAAGTAATTTTATCATATTTTCAAATCCTATATCTGAAGGATCTTTACCTTGTAATTGAATTAAATACACTTCTTTTCCTAAATCAATAAGTTTTTGTGCACTATCTATTGATTCCATTAGCGCATCTGCATCTAATGCTAAATATATAGTTTTGACTTCTGATTGTAAAAGTTTTATCATTACACCTTTAGGAATTGTTTTACCAAAAAGCGGTATTGCATTTCTTTTAATTGATATTGCATCAAATACTCCTTCACATAATATTACAGGAACATTCCAATTTATATAGTATTCAAATCCTACTATTTCAGATTTTTTACATTCTGGAGAATCTATTTTTAATCTTGGTTCTTTTTCAAAAGATCTAGCTATAAAATAGTTTAATTTTCCGCTGGCATCATAAGATGGAATTATAATTTTATTTGCATACCTTCCAGTTTTGCAATATCCAATATTATATTTTTGAATATCTTGTAAAGTCAAACCTCTATTTTTAAGATACGCTATTGCATGTCTACATTCTAAATCAGACATATTATCAAGTATACTTTTAAATTCTTTAGGAATAGTGATAGTTTTTACTTCTGGAGTATTAATGATTTTAAAAGTATCATTTACAAAATAGCTTTTCATTTCTATAAGTGCATCATTAGGTGCGCCTATTTTTTTAAGAAGTGCTATAGGAGATCTTCCTTTAGTGGGGGGGTGACAAGTAAAACAATTATAATCTCCTGTTTTTATATTGACCATTAATTTTGGATTATGGTGCTTACAAAAAGGACAATAAAATGCAACATCTCCCTTAGAAAGACGCTTACCTTTCCCTAAGTAATTTTCTAGTAAATTTCGAATTAAATTAGAATTATCCATAATAATCAATATATAAAATTAATAATAAGAAAAAAATTTAAAAAAAAAGTAAAAAAAAATTTTTTTATTTGAAAATAATCATTATATTAAATTATATAAAAAGGGGGAGGGGGGAGAAAGTTTAACTATATTATATATACTATATGAAATTAGAAGATATAAAAGATAAGAAAATATTAACTAGTACAGAATTAGATATTCTATATTCTTATTTAGATTCTAATATTATTGATATGTCATTAGATGAAATAGAATTATGGAAAGAAATACTTAAAAATTTAGATCCTAATTATGAAGAATAATATAGTATTAGTAACTCTTTCTGGATGTAGTAAATGTAAAAAATTAATAGAAATATTAAATACTAACCAGATTAAATTTATAGAAGTCCCTTGTGATAAAGATCCTGGAATGTGTGATGAACTAGAATCATTGACAAATTCTAATTTATACCCTATGATGATAATAAAAGATGAAACTAGAAACTTAAATAATATATATTATACTACTTTTGATTATAATTTATTAGGAAATCAACAGAGAATTAATAATTCAGTAATATTAAATCCAGTGTATTCTCCAGAAGAAATGGCAATTAAAGCAAAATATAATTAGAAATTATGAAAAAATTAAAAGAACAAGATTTAGTTGATAATTTAGGTAAATTCTATGATTTATTATCTAAATATTTACCAGATAATAAAAGAACATCTAATCTTATTAATTTCTATAAGTCTATAGAGATTGTATTATTGACATCTCCAGCTTCTGCAAGAATTACTCAAACTGGATGTTATCCTGGAGGATATATTGAGAGTACTATAAAAATTATAGAATCTGCTCTTATTTTAGATAAAGTTTGGGATAAATTACAACAGACTAAAAATTATACTATTGAAGAATTAGTATTTTCTGCTGCAAATTGCAATTTGGGTCGTTTAGGAACTAATGATAAGCCATTTTTTAAGCCTAATGATAATCAATGGGAAATAGATAAAAAAGGTGAATTATTTAAATTTAATCCAGAAATGACTCATATGAGATATTCTGATAGAGCAATATACACTCTTCAAAATGCTGGAATAAATATGACTGAAAATGAATTTTTATCTATAAAATTAAAAGATGGAGCATTTGATGAATCTAATAAAGTCTATCTAATTCAGTACTCTCCAGAATTTGAATTAAAAAGTAATTTGCCATATATTATACATCAAGCAGATCTTATTGTAAATAAATGTAATCTATAATGATCACTAAAAATAGAAAAGCTTATTTTGAATATGATATTATAAAAGAGTACACTGCTGGTATTGTTTTACTTGGATCTGAAGTAAAATCTATAAGAGTGGGTAGAAGTAGTATAAATGAAAGTTTTATTTATGTATCAAAAGGAGAGTGTTTTATAAAAGGAGTACACATTTCTAGAATTAATGGAGCACTTCATGAAGAGAATAAAGATAGAAAATTACTATTAAATAAAAAAGAAATTGAAAATATAAATTCTCAAATAAAAGAAAAAGGAGTAACTGCAATTCCAATTGAATTTTTTATAAAAAATGGAAAAATAAAAGTAAAAATAGGAATTGGAAAAGGTAAAAAATTATATAATAAAAAAGAAAGTATAAAAGAAAAAGATATTAAAAGACAAATACATAGAGAATTAAAAATGTAAATTATGGGAATATTAATGATTATAGGAATAATAGTAGCATCTTGGGTGCTTTTAGCAATGGGGTGGGTAATATATAATCTATATAGTAAAAATTATAAATTTGAGCAAATTATTGTAAATCAAAGTAATTTTATAAAATCAATTTTACAATTAGCTGATAGTATAGATAAGACTGTGCAAAAAATAGACTCAACTTTATGGGTTAGTGGAGATCAAGAGCTTAAGCAGCTTTTTAATGATGTAAAAATCATGCAAGAAAATATTCAGCAATTTACAAAAAAGCTTTAAATGGAGAGTGTAGAATTAACAAAAAAAGGAAAACCTAGAAAAAGAAAACCTAAAACTAAAAATGTCTATTTTACTTTAGATACTCAAGACGCTATTTTAGTATATAGAAATACTGAAAATTTAAATGAAAGAAATAAGATCTATAATTCAAAAATACACAATGCATTTTATAAATTAGTAGAAAATATTATTCATACATATAAATTTTATCAGACTGAAGTAGATGATCTTGAAGATTTAAAATATGAAGTAATATCTTTTTTACATAAAAAAATATCTTTATATGATGAAAGTAAAGGCAAGGCATATTCATATTTTGGTACTATAGCAAAAAGATATTTAATAGCTTATTGCAAAAAAAACTATAGTAAATTAATTGAAAAAAAACAAATTAGTACTATAGATACTGAAGAGAGTACTATAGATAAATTAATAGTAAATCCTCAAGAGAGTGTACCTAATAGAGTTTCATTAATATATGAGCTAGTCGATTATATTGAAATTAATGCCTTTAATTTATTTGAAAGAGAAGAGGAGATTAAAGTTGCAGATGCGCTTGCACTAATACTAAAAAGACATGATACTATAGGAATTAATAATAAAAAGGCTCTTTATATATATATTAAAGAGATTGTAGATGTTAAATCTAGTATTATAACTCCAGTAATTGATAAAATAAAAATAGAATATAAAAGACTACTAAATCATAAAATAGAAAATGAAGATGGGGAATATTTATAAAAAAATAAAATATGGCAATTGATTTAAGTCAAGTAGTATTTGAAGGAAAAAAATTAGAAGATCTTGTTAAAGAAGTCTACGATAATCATAAAAAACAAGATAAAAAATTAAAATCTGAATTAACTAGACTTTCTGAAATGATAACAAATCCTGGAGATGCTATAGTTATAGTTCCTATGCTTAAAGGATTTTTTGATTCGAGTCTTAAAAATGATGAGACTTTAATGAAACTAGTTCAAATATTCCAAAAAGCAGCTGATTCTAAAAAAGATGAATCTGATAATGGAATGTTAACAGAGCAAGATATGGCTAAATTATTTGAAGAAGTTCACACTCTAACATCAAATAAATAATGTCATCAAGTTCAGGAGGTAGTTTAGGATCTGGAGGTAAAAAATCAGGAGGCATACCCTACTTTATTGGTAGGGTTAAATCTATTGTGCTAAATCCATATTTAGATGGTACTAAAACACCTAATCCAGATTACCAAAGTCCAGCAGATTATGGTAAAATAAGATTTGAAAAAGTATATGGTGATATTACACAAACTAGACTTGCAAATGAAAATGATTTTGCATATCCTATGTTTAGTTTTGTTAAACAATTACCACTTATAAATGAAATAGTTGCAGTATTTTATGGGCCTTCCCCAGAATTGAATGATTATAAAGAAAATCAACGTAAATTCTATATGCCAGCATATGCTCTTTGGGGATCTATGAATCATAATGTGATGCCTAGTATAGCTGAAATGGCTCAATTTTATAATTCATATTCAACAAAACCAAATTATCAAGGCGGTACTGGTACACCTCCTGAATTTCCAAAAGGAGACACGTTTACTGAATTAGATAATATAAGAACTCTGACTCCATTTGAAGGTGATTCAATATTAGAAGGCAGATTTGGACAATCTATAAGATTTGGGTCTACTGTTCCTAAATTTAAAGGATTTAATTCATGGTCAAATTCTGGAAATAATGGATCTCCTATTACTATAATTAGAAATGGACAAGGTCAAGTCAGCGATCCAGTAAATAAATTTTCAACTACAGTAGAGGATATAAATACTGATGCCGCATCTATTTATTTAACAAAAGATCAAAGTATAATACTTGATGATATTGATAATTTCCCAATGAATTCTTATGGAAAAAGTGTAGCATCTACAAATGTATCAACTACTACATTAATATTTCAAAAACCACTATCTAATGATTATGCATCTGCAAATGATCAAGATAAATACACATTTAATATATCATGATAACACCTCAATTTCCATATTCTGGTAGTCAAGTTATTATAACTTCAGATAGATTAGTATTCCATTCAAGAAAAGATGGAATATATTTATTTGGAAAAGCTACTGTTGGATTATCTTCTATAGGTACTATTAATCTAGATTCAAAAGAGAGAGTTTTAATAGATTCTCCAAAAATAGAATTAGGACATAAAGCTGAACAACAGGGTGAACAAGTAGTATTAGGAAATTCTCTAGTAGCTTTACTAACTGAATTAAATCAAAGTTTAGCTATATTAGCAACAACACTAAGTCAATCAGATGGAACTACTTTACCAACTATAAAAGGATCATTTACAGGTTTACAAGTAGCTGGTACATATTTAAATACTGCTACTAATAATATAAGTAATATGCTAAATAATGTATTATCAAATACAACTTATACAACATAATGGCTCAGAATACTCAATTAGCTAGATTATCAGATGAATTAGAAAAAATAAGGAAAGCCTTAGATCAATATACCCATGTTAATAATACTTTAAAAAATAGTAAAAAAACAAATGCCACAGGTCTATCAGCTGTATTAAAAAATATATGGACAACTTTAAAAGATTATACTTCTAAACTCCCAGAATTATTTTTTGGAAAAAGTAGTACTAATTCTAATGAAAAAGCAGCTAATCCTATGGATTATGGTTTAGCATATATAACTGGGATTTTAGCTTCTATAGATCTATGTTCTATAATCAATACTCTTGAAAATTTAGCTGGTAAAATAAGTATACAGAATAAATTCAATCCTAGTCAGAATCCTCCACCAAATGACCCAAAGTGGAAAATTCAAAAATTAGCATATGATATTCAAAAATCTATAGATGTTTTTGAAAGTGCTTATGCAGTAGCAAGTGATCCTTCTACAATTATAATTAATCTAATATCTGAAATATCTCCAAATTTAACTAGATTAACTACTGATAATTATTTAGGATCAAGTGAGATTAGAAAAGCTTATCCACAAGTAGATACTATAAATAATTATATTATAGATGTAGTAAAAAAGTTTTCAAATATCAATGTAATATCTAATTCTGATAAAACTACAATTGATAAGATATTAAAAACTATTACTCTAATAAGACAATCCTGCGTACTAATTCAAGGTTTAACATCACCAGCTAATCTTGCAACATACGCAGCAAATATACTAGATCCTGGAGTATTTAAAACTATTGATAAATTAGGAGTAGATAACATAAATCCAAAAGAACTTACAAAAATAATTTCTCAAATAGATGGAGTAAGTAAAACAATCAATAATATACTGGGAGTTATAATTAGATATTTAAATTTTATAAAATTAATAATAAGAACTTCTCTTGTACTTATTAAAATATTTAAAATAATAATCCAATTTTTAGATACATTACCACTTCCTAATATGTATACCACTACAGGAACAACTACTACATTTGCAAAAAAATCTACTAAATTAGAGCAATATGTAGATGATACAGTGGGTTTATTAAATGAAGTTAATGTTTTTATTTCTTTAATAGTAGGCATATTGCAAGGAGTAGTAGATGCTATAAATATTATAGTAGGTGATTTAGATACTATAGCAAGTAATTTAAGATCATGTTCAAGGGATGGAAGTAATACTGCTTTAAATCCGCTTGCAGACTCTTTAGAGGCTACTTCTAGATCATTAAAAGATAATAATAATGAAATAATCGGATTTATAAAAAACTACAATGGAAAGCAAAAGAATACTACAAATACATATCAAGGATATACTATTCAAATAATAACTGAAAAAATACAAGATCAACAAGTTCAAAAACTTACAATACCTAGACGTTTTGGCATAGCATTAAATTCAGATAATATTGAAGTTGTAGAATCTACTCCAACATTTGCATCAGATGATAATATAATTATAGATGAAGTAAAACTGCTTTTAGCAACAAAAGGATTAATAAAACCACAAAATTCACCAAGTGCATTTACAAGTGCTCAACAAGATATTATAACTCAAGCTTCTAATATTTTAGAAATAGATAATATATTAACATATGAGACGCCAGAAGATAATCCAGATGAACAAATGGACTCTCCAGATAATGAAAATGATGATAGTGGACTTGGAGTAAATGCGTATTTTAATAAAACTAAAGGTGGAAGAAAATTAAGAAGAAGAGTGCAAAATAAAATGAATGCTAAAAGAATTCAATTGACTAATGATTTAAAAGCGGCTAAAAATTAAAAAGTAAACATATTTATTTTTATATGACAAAAACTCAGTTATTTAGGAAAATAATACGCGAAGAAGTTCAAAAGGCTATTAGAGAAGAAATGCCAGCAATCTTTAAAGAGCTAAAAGCGCCTAGTACCACTACTAAAAGTGCTATTAAAGAAAGATTAGAGGATAATTTTGGCGTGCCACTTACTTTAAATACTAAACCGGCAGCCCTTCAACAACCAATATTTAAAACATCTAATTCTATTAGTAGTCTTATGAATGAAACTTTTATAAGTATGACAAGTGATGATGTTAATTCTTTTGGTTCTGGGAACGCAATGCCTTTTCAACCTAATGAAGTTTCAGTAGGTGGCGTAGACGAAATGCTCTCTACAGCAAGAAAAAGTAGTAATTTAGATGCAGTAGTTGTAAATACTGTTCCTGATTTTAGTAATCTTATGGATTCTATGTTAAGTAGAGGTCTAATAAAATAATAAAAAATGGCATATAATCCAGTACAAATACCGATAGTAGATCTAAAACCTTCTACAGCATTAGGAGTAGCTATACCTTTTGAGTCACCCTCGGCATTTACTTCGGTATATACTACATTAGAGCAGACTAAGTATAATATTATAAATTATATGCTGACTAATCCAGGAGAAAGACCATTTAATATAAATTTTGGAGCTGGATTAAGAGAAAGATTATTTAATCCAATTGAACAAGCAGATCTTGACAGTCTAAAATTGACTATAAGTAATCAAATTGAAGCCTACTTTCCAAATGTACTTGTAGTTAGTTTAAATATTACAGGTGTACCAGATGAAAATTCAATTATGATAGATTTGACATATACTTTAAAAAATATAAAATCAAGCGATAGCTTAACTTTAAAAATTCAAAATAGCTAATAATGGCAGACCAGAATATAGATATTAAATATTTAAATAAAAATTTTGATTCATTTAAAAATGATTTGATAGAATATGCAAAAGCATATTATCCAACTGTATATACAGACTTCAATCAAGCATCTCCTGGTAGTATGTTTATTGAAATGGCTTCTTATATTGGAGATGTGCTATCTTTTTATTTAGATAATCAAATTCAAGAGACTTTTATTCAGTATGCAAAGCAAAGTAATAATTTATATACTCTTGCATATATGTTAGGATATAGACCAAAAGTCATTTCAACTGCGCTTGTAAATTTAGATGTCTATCAACAAATTCCAGCTACTACAGTCGGTGGTTCACAAGTTCCAGATTTTACATATGCCTTAACTATAAATGAAGGAATGCAAGTAAAATCAAATATAAATAGTAATATAGTTTTTTATATGCCTGATAGAATAGATTTTACAATGTCATCTTCTCTAGATCCTACAGATATATCAGTATATTCTATTGATGGAACAGGTGCTCCTCAATCATATCTGCTTAAAAAAACTAGACAAGCGATATCTGGCCGAATTAAAACTGCAACATTTACTTTTGGAGCAGCTCAAAGATTTAATACAGTTACTATAAATGATTCAAATATAATTTCAATAGTATCAGCTGTAGATTCTCAAGGTAATAATTGGTATGAAGTCCCATATTTAGCTCAAGATTATATTTTAAGTGGATCTGTAAATACAGACCCCTCAACTAATAATCAAGTTCCATATTTGATGCAAAAAAATACAGTGAATAGGAGATTTACCTCAAGATTTCAATCTAATAATACTCTTTCTATAGAATTTGGAGCAGGTGTTAATTCAAATGCAGATTCAAATTATATTCCAAATCCAAATTCAATAAGTGTAGGTCTAGCACCTGGAGGATTAAGTCAAATGGGAACTGCATTTGATCCTACTAATTTTGTAACTACTCAAACATATGGACTAGCTCCTGCAAATACAACTATTACAATTTCATATTTAGTTGGTGGTGGTGCTGCAGCAAATGTACTATCTAATCAATTAACTCAACCAATATCATATACAGTTACTGGAATAAATACATCTTATCAAAATACTATAGTAACTAATAATCCAAATCCAGCAACTGGAGGAGGAGATGGCGATACTGCAGAAGAAATCAGAATGAATTCTATGGGAGAATTCCAAACTCAATATAGAGCAGTAACACAACAAGACTATCTTTCTAGAGCACTAAGCATGCCGGGTCAATTTGGTAAAGTTGCAAAAGCCTATATTACAAAAGATGATATTACATTTAGTAATTATACTTCAAAAGATCCTTCAGAAAGAGATCCAATTCTAGTTACTTTATATGCATTAAGTCTAGATTCTAATGGAAATCTTACACAAGCGTCAAATGAATTAATTAATAATTTAGCAACTTATTTGCAAAATTATAGAATGCTAACTGATGCCATAAATATAAAACCAGGATATATTATCAACATTGGAGTTAGTTTTGATATTTCAATAAAAACACATTATAATCCACAAGATGTGTTAGCAAGATGTATATTAGCAGTACAAAACTTTTTTAATATTGATAATTGGCAAATTAATCAGCCAATAATATTAAGTAATTTATACACTGCTATAGATGGAGTAGATGGAGTAGTAACTGTTAAAAATGTGACTATATCAAATTTATCTGGAGATCAATATTCTCCTTATAGTTATGATATACCAGGCGCTACTATAAATGAAGTAATATATCCTTCATTAGATCCTTCTATATTTGAAGTTAAATATCCAAATACTGATATATCTGGAAGAGTTGTACCTTTATAATATAAAAATATGAATTGGCATAAATTATCTGAAGAATCAAGAAGTTTTGGACAAAAATTAGCTGATAGTGTTGCAGCAGGTATGGGATCTTGGAAATTTATAATTATTCAGACCTTTATTGTAGCAATATGGATGATATTAAATGTAGTAGGGTGGTGTTATCATTGGGATGTATATCCTTTTATTCTACTAAATCTTGTTTTTTCTACTCAAGCTGCCTATGCTGCACCAATCATAATGATGGCACAAAATAGACAAAATGAAAGAGACAGACATAATGCTGAAGTAGATCATAATGTTAATTTAAATAATAAAAAAGAAATTCAAAATATTATAATAAAATTAAACTTTATAGAAATAGATAAATTAAATAAAATAATAGAAGTTATAGAAAAAATAAGTTCTCATAATCATCAACATCTAGAAGATATTTTAGAACATATAAAAGATATAAAAGAAAAAATAAAATAAAATGGCAGTATATAAAATATTTCCTACTCAAGATGCTACAATATACTCATCTATACCTTCTCAAAATACAGGTCTTGATGAGATCTTAGAAGTAGGGTGCTTTAATTCACAGGTCGCACTTTCTATAGCAGAGTCAAATACTGCTGATGATATTAGAAGAACTCTAATAAAATTTAGTAATTCAGATATAAGTTCTGTTATGTCTCTTATATCAGGATCGTATATTTCAAATTTAAGATTATTTTTAGCAAATGCTGAAAATTTAAGCATGCCATATACTCTTTTAGTTGATCAACTTTCTTTTGATTGGTCTATGGGTACTGGAAAAAAACAAGATTATCCAGTAGTTACAAATGGAGTTTGTTGGACAAATAGTGGATCTTACTCTTCTTCTTATGATACTGGTTGGGCTACAAGTTACTATTTAACTATAGGCGGCGGCGGATTTACTACTACTTCACAAATAAGTCAAAGTTTTCAATATAAAGATAATAAAGACCTTAATGTAAATGTTACTCCTATTGTTCAAAATTGGGTTTCAGACAGTACTACAAATCATGGATTTATTGTAAAATTACCATCTGGAGTTGAAGATAACCCAAATAGTCTAATAGGATTAAGCTTTTTTAGTTTAGATACACATACTATATATCCACCTACTTTAGAATTTAAATGGGATGATAGTAATTATTCTACTGGTAGTCTAGTTGTAGCAAATAATAGTAATATAGTAGTTAAATTAAGTAATAATGTAGGAAGTTTTAAAAATGATACAAAAAAATATATTTTTAATGTATCAGTAAGAGATAAATTCCCAACTAGATCATTTGTAACATCATCAGTATACACAGTAAATGAGGCTCTACCTCAAACATCATATTGGGCATTACAAGATGTTAAAACTGAGGAGATGGTTATAGATTTTGATACTCAGTACACTAAAATCAGTTGTAGTTCATCAGGATCTTATTTTCCAATTTATATGTCTGGATTAGAACCTGAAAGATATTATAAAATACTTATAAGAGTAGATCTTCCTAGTGGAGAATCTATAGATATTGATAGTAATAATCAATTTAAAATCACTAGATAATGGAAGATGTAAATTTAATAAAACAAGTTAGAGGAATAAATACCTATTCTAAAGTAGTAGATATTTCATTTTCTGAACTAGTTACTCCTGTTATTACTGGATCAGCATCAACTGTATCAGTAGCTGATTTTTTTAATTACTATGATCAGTTATTTTTTGATATACCAGTATCAGGATCTATAAATTCACATTCATACCTAGTTGAAAAAAGTACTCAATATATAGGCGGATCTGTAGCAGATCAAGAAAAACAGGCTCTTATAGAAGAAATAAATTCTCTTAGAGAGCAATTAATACAATTAAATTCAACATATCTTAATATTTCACAATTATCATAATGGCTGATATAGTAAATATAAAATACGCGGGTTCTGGGATAGAATCTCAAGTCTATAATTCAAAAGATGACGCTCTGATTACGAGCAATTTTATCTATACTAAATTTGGAGATCCAAATGATTACATAGAAATGTTTATCTATGATCTAAACGGAAATCTTATAGATAGTGTATACAATATGACATCATATAATCCAGGTCCTGGAATAAATCCATCAACTGGTTTACATAATGCTATAACATTAGATCCTCAAGGTGATTTAGCTGCAAGAGGATATGATAGAGGTTCTCTTAATGTTCAATATAATTTTCATAGAAATCTATTTAATTCTTCATATGGTAATTTTTATTGGATTAAAGAAATATCACCTAGTAGAACTGAGATTAAAATAGCAAGTCAGAATATAAATAATACAAGTATTCTTTCTGGATATAATCAGTATCAAGCATATATTGCAAGTTTAAATTATTATAATGATTTCTATTTAAATTTTGGAAATAATAAAACTATAATTGCAGTAAATGTAGCCTATACTGAAGATGCTGATGGATCATATTTACTTATAAAATTATATGAGCCTCTGCCGTTTGATTATGGGGATAAAGATCAATTTTGGATAGTTGAAAAATTAGCTGAAAATGTAACATATAATGTAGATATTCAAGTTGAATCAGTTCAAACAATACAACAAAATGCACTAAGAGGTCCAAATTTTAATGTAAATATAAATCAACAAACAGGACAAAGCACTCCATATTATACATACTCAAGTATGTTTTCTACTTCTGTTAGTAGCTCTTTCCAAAAAATGATGAGCTATTATCAAGATAAATCTATATCAATAAATGTAGATTATACTAATTTTTCTAATTTTATTCATTTCTCAAGTGCGACTGCGAGGATTAATAATTTTGTTGAAAAAATAACAAATATAGAAAATTATAATAGTCAAATAGCCCAGCAATTAGCTATAGCAGGTGGCATTACTAATACTATAGTAAGTTCTTCTATAATTAATTTACAAAATAATATAGATGATATTATTACTAATTTTGATAGTTATGAGTATTATTTATATTATACATCTGGAACATTTGCATGGCCAAAAACTAATTCTACTCAACCCTATACATTATATTCTGTAACATCATCTCAGGCTACAAATTGGTTAGGATCTCAAACTACTCTTCCAAGTAATACCGGAATTAGTATTTTATATTCTGCTTCTTATTATGATTCTACAAATAAAGATATATTAAGCGCTGTAGTACCTCAATATATACAAGATGATAGTAATAATACGCCATATATAACTTTTGTTAATATGGTAGCTCAGCTTTTTGATAATATATGGTTGTATTACAAAGATGTTACAAATAGATTTAATGCAACTAATAATCCAAATACAGGAATATCTCCAGATTTAGTAGCTGATGCTCTTATTAATTTAGGTTTAACTCTATATACAAATACAAATATTTCTGATAATTTATATTATAGTCTTTTTGGTATAAATCAAGATGGATCATTACTTCCACCAACAGGATCTGAAAATATAAATAATTATGTTACTTCATCAATAAGTACTTTAGCTGCAGATTCTATACAAAAAGAATTATATAAAAGATTATATCATAATATACCATATCTTTATAAAACTAAAGGCACAAGAGAGAGTATAAAAGCACTCACTAATATTTTTGGAGTTCCTGATTCAATTCTTGAAATAAATGAATTTGGAGGAAATTATACATATGATGTTACTAAACCTGGATTAGATTATATAAATGATAATAAAATATCATTACCTGGAATTTCAGAAATTTCACAAGAATTAAATCCATATACTACCTTACAATCATATGATAATTCTTCATATAGATTAAATTCAAGAAATTTAGAATTTGGATTTTCGCCTTCTGATGAAATAAATTCAACAATAGTATCTGCATCTTTAAGTGGATATGCATTTCCTTTTATAATAGATACATATATAGGAAATCCAATAGATCAATATTCATCTAGCTATAGTGAATTAAATGATTTTAGAAATTTTGTATTTTCAGACTTATTAAGTAGTAATAATGGACTACCATATACTCATAATATATATGAATATATTAGACTTTTAAAATATTATAATAATACGCTATTTAAAATAGTACAAGATTTTGTACCAGCTAGAACAAATTTATCCAAAGGGTTAATTGTAAAATCTCATGTATTAGAAAGAAATAAGTATGCTAGAAATGAACCTGAAATAGATTCAAGTATTAATTTTTCTCAATCTATAGAGACAAGTACTGTAACTGGTAGTGATGGTGGATTAATACAGTTTTCTACTTATAATAAAACTTCTACGCCTTTTAAAGTAGTTCCTTTATCTAATCCAAGTGGTGCAAATTTCTCATATGCATCAGTAAATACTGTGAATAATTATAGTTGGGAAAAATATACTGGAGAATTTGGTGGATCAGAAATATCTGCTAATTATTCTCCATTTGATCAAATAGACTATTCTTCTTATACTTCTCCAGTAGTATCTTCAAATGGCATATATCCATATTGTGTAGATACATATGTAAAAAATACGGATTCTAATCCTCATACTATAGGATGGCATGATTGTATGGGATATTCTCATACATACACTGTAGGAAGTGGAGTAACATATCATTTAGGATGTATAAATTCTGGCAGCGCAGGTGGAGGTCCTTCTTATATGATAATTACAGATAGTGGATCTTGTTCTTCTATGTTTTCTGGTATAAATTATGGTGGTATATATAATAATGTAAGTAGTTCTGTAAAATCAAATATTATAAATGAGGCAGAATATAGTTATGGAATAAATCAACCAATAAATTTACCTAATTTAATTTCCCAATCAGGATGTCAAAGTTGTTTTAGAGAAAATTGTTATAATTATACATTATCAACTACTACAGATGCGGTTAGTTATTCTTATCAAGATTGTAGTACGGGAATTACCATATATAATAATTTAGATACAAATTCTAATACTTCATTTTGCGCAGTTCCAAATACTTTTATAATTTATTCACCAACTGGTTCTGCAACATGGACTCTAACTACATTAGGAATTTGTGGTACAGTATTTTCAAATTATCCGTATTCTTTAAATTGTAGAAATGTAATATTTACAAATAATGATACATCACTATCAGCAATTGTAAATTACCAAGATTGTACAGGATCATTTCATAGTTTAACAATACCTCCAGAATCTTCTACTACTCCAAAATGTATAGATGCTCTAAGTATTAGTATTTATCCTTTATCACCAACAACTAATATAACTTCAAGTATAGGATCTTATTGTGATCCTCCTATAGCACCAATAACTAAAACATGTTATACTCTTGAGACTATTAATATTTTTGGAAATTGGATATTAAATTATACAACATGTGATGGTCAATATGTAACTAATTCAGGATATTCAAATAATCTTCACTCAGAAGATTATTACGTATGTGTTAGATCTGGGTCTATTTATGCATATTCTGATCTATCTATTTCAGTTACATCTTCAAATTCCCCTTGTGGATTATATGAAAATTTAACTCCATATACTGGTAGTAGAATGGCTGCAGAAGTACAAGATTATAATTACTCTTTACAGAGTTCTATTAATTCAAAATACAATGGAGCTAAAAGTATAAGTGCTACCTATAATGTATATACTCCTGGAGATTCCTCTTACGGAAGCAATCCTGCAGCAGATTATTATACTGATTTTACGGGTATTTTTACTAGTGTAGAATCAAGTTCATATTTTCCTGATCAGATGGTACTTAAAATGGGGTATCTTGCTGATATTTCTGGAGGACTTGAAGAACTTAATTTACAGAATAATAACTGGATTTATTTTCAAAATATATATAAAGCTAGTAGACCAGTTACAATTAAACAATTTAATGCTACTCAATTTAGTAATCAAAAATACTTAGATGCTCAGTTTAATATAGTTGAAAGTGGATATTCATATCCTCCATATTGGTATAGACAGTCAGGTTCTACTTCAGAATGTTATACTGCACAAGATACAGCGATACAGAATCTTTTTGGTGGAAATGCTTCTATATTGGCTTCTGGTTTATTTTCATCATTATATTATATACCTGGAAATAAACCAAATTCAACTATACCTACATCAATGCCTATGATTCCATCAGGTTCTTTTTCTGGAACTGGATCTTATAATAATTATAATATTAGTTTATGGGATGCAAATCAAATAATGAATGATCCAGATTCATTATTAACTACATTTTCAAGTGGATCAACTTATAATTATATAACTGGGTCATATTTTACCCCACCTCAAAGTGGTATTTATGATATTAACAGTAGTATTTTATTTCAAGGAACTGTAGGAGATGTAGCTCCATTATATATAACATCAAGTATTAATTTAACTTTACAAATTATATCAGGTAGTATATCATCACACGGGTTTATAGAAGGTGCAGTACTTGCAAGTAATTCTTGGATTCAAACTGCAAGTCCAATTCATCCTTTTTCAGGAATAATTCCACCTACTACTCTGTCTGTTAATTCAAATAATGTACTATTATCTACAACAGATAAAATATTTATAAAATTAACAGCTAGATTAGTTGAGCCTATAGTTGAATTATATATTAATTCTTTTTCTCAAAATTTTAGCTATATTGCAGGTACAGCTACGGTATGTATAGATACTACAACCTCGTCGCATATACTATTTAATACCTCAAGCTTATCATCTACTTTAGATAGCGTACAGCTTACTTCTGGAATGGATCAATATTTTAATTCAGGTCTTGAATTTAATCCATCATATACAAGCACAGACCCAAGTGCACCAACATCATCATTATATAGTCAATTTGGAGATATAAACTATACTACAGAAATTGATCCAGGGGATTATATTATATTTTATTATAATGGTCAAGATGTAAATCAACCTTCAGGATCTATATATCCAATAAAAAGATTAATTACCACTGTTTCTGGTTTACCTAAGACATTATCATTATATCCACCTCTTCCTGGATTTATATCTGGTAGTAATATAAACAAATATAAAGAAATAGTATTTGTAAAAAGAAGACCAGATGAGACAACTATAATAGTAAAAGGAAGAAAAAGACCAGGAGAAACTTCATATGGATTCGCAGTGCCTGAGAATTTATCTCCAAATATTTATAAAAATATAAATACTTTACAGGCAACTATACAATCTGCGCTATTAAACTACTAATAGTATATATTTATAAACATAAAAGCATATAAAATAAAATGGCTTATTTAGACAGTACATCGGTGGTTATTGACGCCATCTTAACAAAAAAAGGAAGAGAACTTTTAGCAAGAAATGACGGAAGCTTTCAGATCACACAATTTAGTCTTGCAGATGATGAAGTAGATTATAGTCTTTATAATCCTTATCATCCATCTGGTTCTGCATTCTATGGAGAAGCAATACAGGCAATGCCAGTTATTCAAGCATTTCCAGAAGATCAGGAGATAATGAAATATAAACTTTTAACTTTACCTAGAGGTACGGGTGCAATTCCAGTTATAAGTTCTGTACCAGGTAATATATCTCTAGTAATTGGTTCTCCATTAAGTATTACACCATCTACTGCAAATTATAATGGATCTAGTACTTATTATGAAACATCTGGGTATCAATTTACAATTGGTGATGTTCGTACAATGTCTTCATTTACAGGTGTCGGTATCAATACTCCAGAAGCCACTTCATTAAATAGTACTACAACTATAGGTACAAATGTATCTAAGACAGTAATAGGTACTACTTTAAATATGACAGCTACTACTATAAAATCTCTATTTGGATCAAGTTCTACTTCTACATTACAAACAATACTTACTATAGTAGGTCGTGATTCAGGTGCAAGATATTCAATACCAGTAACAATAACTCAAAGCTAATAATATAATATGTCATTTACAGCATTAGATACAACAGACTTCGTAGTAAGTTCAGATTCAGTAGTTCAACCAATGTGGTCAACAGGTCTACCAACTTTGACTACAGTTAATATGATAAGCGCATCAAATCAGTCTCCTGCGCCTCAATTTTATTTAGATGTATATAATACAAACCCGACTGCTTCGGGCGCAACAATACAGTTCTCTATCGCATATGGCAATATAAATGGATTAGGTAGTCAGCAATATAATCCGCTTGTGCCAAATATGAGCCCGTCAAGGACTACATATGGTCAATACAGAAATCTAGTATATGCAGATGAGACTCAACTATTTAATTTTGGAGGTCTAAATTCTGCATCAAATGATATTTTTGCAATAAATATAAATAGAAATCTATATAAAGAAAGTCTATTTCCTGGTACTACTAAATTAAGTCTAACTAATGGCGGTACTACTATAAATCTTACAGATGATAGTGTAGATGTTCAAAATCAAAATAAAACAATAACATATAAAGACTGTGGCAGGGTTTATAATCTAATATCAGGATCATATGGTCAAGCAAGTTCTACTATGATCAATGGCTCATCTACTCTAGGTTGGACTGTATCAGGATCTTATGGATTTTTTTTACCAGATATAGGTACTTTAATATTAAATCCAGATGCTCTTCAATTACCTGCTGCGAGTGGTGGAATAGGTCTTAGCATAGATTCCGGATCTTATTCTTCAGGTCTACCATCATCTTCAGTAAATAATACAAATTTATACAATGCTATAAAATCAGGAACTTGCTTTCAGCTTAATTCTCAAGAGACTATATCAGCAAATTATGTATTTGTGAGAGTTAAAAATGGAGAATATAATTATAGTAATAACCCTTCATATCTTTCTGGATCTAGTGGTCAATTGATCTATCCAACTCTAGTAAATAGTCCACAAACATTCCCTACTACAGTGGGTTTATATAATAATAATGGTGATTTACTCGCAGTAGCAAAATTAAGTAAACCTCTTGCTAAAGATTTTACAAAAGAAATGTTACTACGTGTTAAGATAGATTGGTAAAATTATAAAATGGGAAGAAGTTATAATACATTAAAAGCATCTGATATTACTGTTACTCCTATAAAAGTAGTAGGATATAATAATTCTTATGTAAGTTCATCATTTTCAAATAATGGTATTAATATAGCGCAAGGAATTAATGGTCCTCTATCACCAATTGGTGGCTACCCAAGCTCATTTCTATTATATAGATCAGTCCAGAATTCATTCTATATGCAGTATATTTCTGGATCTCTTTTAAATACTGGAAGTGGCTTTGAATATTATCCACAATCTACAGCTGCTTCAGGAACGCTATATGAAAATAATGATTATAGATATTTTCCTACTGCTTCTGATGCTAAAGTAACAGTAATATCCGTACCAAGATCATTATATGGTGAAAATATAGCAAAGAATACATTTAATATAAATTCTAATGATGGAGGTATACATTATAGTATATCAGATGATGGTAATGGTAATCTTATTGATGGTAATATACCTGTACATGTAGGTAATATTTTATATAATCAAGGAATAATTATAATTACAAATCCTGACTATGTAGATCTAATTATGCAATCAAATTGGTTAACAGTGAGAGATGGATTGATTGGAGAATATTATTCTAATATAGGAATTTCTTTAGCTGGTGATGGTTCAAATAGTGTTAAAGTGTGGTATGATCAAAGCGGATATGGAAATGATTTAGGCCCCAATGGAGATATAGTGTCACCTATATTATCTTCATCTGTATTTAATTCACAACCAGGAGTACATTTTCTTACTAGCGGATCATCTAATAATGGATTTAAAAGTTATAATTACATGAGTGGTAGTTCAGGCGCATCTGCCTTAACTGTATTTATAGTATTTAAAAAACCATCAATTACATCAACAGCATCATTTTCAAATACTATATTAAAATTATCACCATATACAAGTAGTATTAATATTATTGATCAATTCTCAAATAGTACTCCATATAGAATACAAACAAATTTAATAGGTGATTCTGGAACAAATACATCATATAAAAATATAAATGATAATACTAGTTATATTTTTACAGATATAGTAGATATTACACAACCCGCTTCTACAGAAATTAGTTCATCTATTAATAATTCTTCTAGTGGATTTATATCTACATCACCATATAATAATACATCTGTATTCTCAGCTTCACCATCATTATATATAGGACAGACTCCATTAAACATAGGCGCCATTTTAATATATAATAGAAGATTATCATCTAGTGAAATTTCAGATGTATACTCATTTTTATCAGGCTCTTATCTTTCTTAATATGACACTATTTCCTTTTACAATGTCTTTTAATTCTCAAACTACTATTTATCAAACAGAAGTGAGATGTCATGTAAATGAGAATGATTTTAATTATACTTTAAATCCTTCAGCTATAAAATCAGGATCTATTGGTGCGTTAAATGATAATGTTTCTGGATCAGATTTTATGCCCTATGCGACTACAGTAGGTCTTTATAATTCAAGAAATGAACTTCTTGCAGTAGGTAAATTAAGCACTCCTTACCCTATATCAAGACATACAGACACTACATTTATAATAAAATACGATTCTTAAAATATGAAATGGTTATTAAATAATGAGATTGTAGAAAATATAGATCAATTTCCATCAGGGACAATTGGATTTATATATAAGATTACAAACATAAAAACTGGAAAATTCTATATAGGAAAGAAGATTTTAGAAAATAAAATTAAAAAACCACTTACTAAAAAAGAATCACTACAGTGGGATAAACCAGGTAGAATTCCAAAGAAAAAAGTAGTAATAAAAGAGAGCAATTGGGAGTCGTATTTTGGAAGTTGTAAACCTCTTTTAGAAGATGTAAAAGTTTTAGGAAAAGAAAATTTTAAAAGAGAGATCATACGAATATGCGAATCTAAAAAAGAGATGTCGTATTATGAAGTCTATTATCAATTTGAATATAAAGTTTTACATGTAGATAGTTACTGTGAAAATATTCTAGGTAAATTTTATAGAAAAGACGCACAGCCAATATCAATCATATCATAATAAAAATCCTCAGCTATATAAACTGAGGATTTATTTTTTAATTTAAAATAAGCTAAATTTCCTATAATTTACTTATAATCTGAGATGTTTTATTTTCTTCAGATTTAGCTTTAGACTCCAATAAAGTCTCTGTATTTTTAATTTCTTTTACTATATCTTCTTTTAAAAGTTCAAGTTTACTACCTGTCTTTTTAATATCTTCTACAGTATTTTTTATTTTTAAAGTATTAATTGCATATATAGCAGCACCAATAACAGCGGCTAAGATATGAGTTCCAATTAAAAGTATGATATACATAAATTTTAAATTTAAATATTAATATAAATTATCCTCATCATCACCATAGATAAGATCATGAATATCCTTGTCTGGATTTAGACCTTTTATCATTTTATCGCCTTTTTTTACATTCTTTGAAGCTAATTTAGCGATCTTTTCATCTTCATCTTCTTCAGGTTCAGTAATCTTAGCCATTGTAACTTTATCAGTTATAGCTTCACGAACTTCTTCAGGAATCATTTTCCAAGACATGTAAGCATAATCAGCAAGACCTTCTTCTGAGAAATCTACTGAATCAAGAATTTCTTCTTTTTCTTCTACTGGAATAGCCTCCCATTTCTTATCAAGGTCATGGCCCATGACTTCATCCATTTCTTGATCTTCATTCATAGAACTTGAAAGAATATCTTCTATGCTCTCTGTCTCAGGATCATTTTCTTCTGAATGTATATATGTTGCACCCATTTTTTTAGCAGCCTTTGCAATCATCTTCCAGAATTTATCAATATCTTCACCAGTACGTTCTATAACTCTAGCAGTTTTACCGTTAAATTCAATTGTAGCTTTATGTTCACCAGAAGGTGATACATATACTTCTGCTGTTGTTGCTGTATCAAAATCTTCGTCCATCTCTTCTCTCATAATACCATTGATTGGTTGAAGATCAATCATACCCATAAGACCTTCATTTAGACCTGTCTTAGATTTTGGTTTTGAAGATGTAAGCGCTACTTTTTCAGCACCTTTTGGACGTGTGTAAGGACCTTGTCTTTGCTCACGCATCCAACCTTGTAAATCAAAATTATCTGTCATAAGTTTTTAATTATAAATATACATAAATTTTTTTAGTTTGCTAAAATGACGTCAGTATTTATCATTTCAAATTCAATTGTATCAATTTTTTTGCAAAAAAGAAACCTTTCGGTATTTTTTACTACAAAATCAGCACATAAATGTTCTTTCCATAGATCAATTGCACTATTTACTAATAATTTTTCTTTATTATAAAAATATTCAATTGAAAAAGTTCGTAAAATTTCATATAATTCATCTCCTATTCTTAGAAGACTTTTATAGTTTGATATCATAGTTTACTTATAATGTGATGCGTATCAACAAAATGAATTTTTCCATTTTCAAGAATGATCTTATAAAAGTCTTCATATTCATCTTGAATTTGTCGAGTATCTACATCTACTATAGACCCCGTTTTTACAGTTCCTTTTAGAGTTGAGAATATTACTCTATCATCTTTTTTGTAGGTTATCATTTGATTTTGATTTTATTTATAATTTGGATCAGTAATAATTAAGTCAAAATTTTTAAAATCTTTAAAGTCCTCTTCATCAGCGGCAAGTCTTCTTTCTGTAGTATCTGCATCTGAACGCTGGCTTAGTCTGTGCTTTCTAATTTCTAAAGGTATATCAAAATATACAATCAAGCTATCTTTACGATCATCTTCATTTAAATGAGATATTCCTGAAGGAGTCATCATAAAACAACAGTGGTACCTATTCATCTGTTCTCTTGATGTACCATAATGCCAAGTATTAAATTCTACAGACTCATAAAAATAATCCCAAAACTCCATATTCAAAAACCAATCTTTAGATACAAACCAATAATCTACCCCGTTCTTCTCATTTGATCTTGGTGGTCTAGTAGTATATGATATTTGATATGGATATCCTATTTTTTCAAGTACAGTTCTTGCATAGTCTTTACCAGATGCACCTTTTCCAACTAAGATAATTCTCTTTTTGTCTCCTAAATTTGAGATAATTTCTGATATTGAATTTATTTTGATCATAATCTTTGACTTTCAAATATTGAATCTTGTACTTTTATAAAGTCTTTATTTTCTTTTAATACTCTAATAATACTCTTTTTATAATTTGAAGACTGAGAATATTGTTTTTGAATATAGGCAAGATATTGATTTCTAGTAAATGTTCTATCTTTTAAAATCCAATTCTGATATAACAAATAGTCTTCAATACAAGAATACCAACCATTATAAATTGCATAACCTTTTTTAGATCCAAGTGCAGTAGTTGGTCTTTTATGTGCAAATCTCATTCCTAAAAAATTATTATTACTTTTAGTCAATGCACTACTTAAATTTCCAGATTCTATCATTATTTGAGCAAATACAATATCTGGATGGATAATATTCATTTCTTTAATGGCCTGATATAAATTTTCTTTATTTAATTCTTTTGATTTTTCAATATTAGAATCAGTAAAGCATAGAAATAATCCACAAAAGGCGATTAAAATTACTAAAACTAGTGATTTTTTCATAATTTAAACGTTTTTGTTAGTTTATAAATATTAAAGTATATGCAGTAAAAGTAAGTAATTTTATTTTAGATAGAAAATTTAACTTTAAAGTGATGAATTAAAATCACTTATGTACTTAAAGAGAGCGAGATCTTTAGCTTTAGCTTCAATTTCAGTATCAAAATCTAATCCAAATGTCTGTATCTCTTCATATAAATAGTCAGCATGTGCAGTTTTAATACTCTTTTTATCTTCAATATATTTAGATGATGACATATGAGTAATTGGAGTAACATTCCAAGTAGAACATGCTAATTTTAAAGCACTTTCCATATCTTGATCTTGAGGACCATATAAAAAATGATGTTGATCAAATACTATAGAAATGCCTATTTTAGTATAAACTAGATCATAAAGCATTTTAACTGAATATTGATTTGGACTATCATCATTTTCTAAAGTAAGCCTGCTTTTACATGAGGGGGATAATTTAGCAAAATTAGTACAAAATCTAGCTGCAGCCTCTTCTCTAGTAGGTTTTGTAGTATTGATATGAATATTAATAGGATAATATGGAGTAGCGTCTAGACCCATCATATCTAATAATTGGGCATGTCTATTAAGATCTATAATAGTCTTATTTACAACTGCGCTATTTTCACTAGCCAATACATCAAAAGGACCTGGATGGAAACTTACACGAATATTATTAGATTTAATATAATCACCAAGAGATTTAAGCTTAAATTCTATAGTTTTAAAATTAGGCAATTGACTAAATTCATAAAATCCCATGAATGCAAACATATCACTTGAAAGTCTATATAATTTTATGCCCTTTGATATATTATATTTTAAGACTTTTTGGCAGTCATCTATATTTGCAATTGCAAGTTCAGACACATATGATAGACCTTTTTCTATAAAAGTTCTATGTATCATAGTACGATTAGTCGAAATATAGTCTTTATGGGCTTTTCCAAGATTAATTCCTAGAGAAATACAACAGTAACCTAATTTAGCCATGATTTTAAAATATGATTAACCTTTATTAAGAATATAGAATATGCCAATTTAGCGCTCCAGATTAAATCTGAAAGACTTAATACTGCAAGAGTATCTAATATATCAAGATGATTATAATGATCTGGACAAAGCCCTATGATATGAAGAATCAATTCCATTGATATAGTATATATTACGCAGTAAAATTAATAAATAAAAAAAGAAAAAGGAAATCTATATTCTAAGTTAATCCCACCAATTATGTATATGATTCTCTAATATATCAAATAAAATTCTATTAGCTTTATTCTCCATATAATGCCCTATATTTATTGCAATATTAATTTTACTATTATTTTCAAGTATAAATTTTTCATGTTTTATTACTTCTTTATATGCATGTTTATACTTTTTAAAATAATCATCAAATTTTTCCCATATCTCATTTATTTTAAGTGTACTATAATCTTTATTATCTTCTAAAGGAATCCATAAATATTCGCAATGATGATAATTCATATATTCATGTGCATAGAATTCAGATTGAATTTTATCAATAAGTCTTACACATGTCATCATTAATTGAGCATCTCTCTTTGCACTTACATGTCTATTTTTTTCACCTATATAATAAGCTTGATGTTTAAGTTTTGTCTTTAGAATATCAAATATATATCTATGATCATAATCCCTGTCCTTCCAGATTATTTTAAACCAGCGAATAAGATTTTTTATTCCATAATAAAAATCTTTATGTAAAAATCTATATTCAAATTTCCAATTAAGACAGAATCTGCGCCAAATATTTAATTTAGTTTTTTTCATATAAAATTTTTATTGCAATTTTAGATCCTACCCATATAGATAGTAATGTTAAACACAATTTCATAAATATATCTGGCAGTGGAATAGGATTAGTCCAGCCGTATTTTGCTACATCAAATACAGTAATAGGTATAAACCATGCTAATTGATATGCTATAATACAAAATCTTTTAAATATAGTATTGCCTGAGTAAATGTATAAGTAATATAAGACATTACAAACAGGATAAATAAAATAATTTCTGCTATATTTATTAATATGGCTAATTTTTATTAATATGTGGTTTTATATGAATATATCTTATATATTCTCGTAACATCATAAAATATTGTTTTAGAAAAACAATATTTATTTTTATTTTTCCATTTTTAATCCTTACTGTATTTAATTTTACTTTATTAAACAAGTATTTTAAATCCGCCTTAAAATTTGTTTCAAACATTAAATTTTTTATTTTATCTATCTTTTCCATTGGATTATTTTATTTTTATATATTATTCAACTTTACAAGTAATGTTACCATCTTCTATTTTGGTTACCAAACGTTTTTGATTTATGATTTCTGTTTCTTGGCCAGCACCGTCAATTAAAGCTTTTTTAGCAATTTCTTTAAACGCATCAGCTAGTATCTAACATCGCTTCTGTTAATCCTATCGCTCTCATATCTAATAAATATTCATCAGTAAATGTTTGCTGAAAAGTTAATTGTTTCATTTCTCCCTGTGGAGTGTCGATTTTTTTTATTCTTTTAATCATATCTGATTTTCTCAATTTTATCAATTTTAAAATAACTAAATTTTCTCAAAAAATCCACATAATAACTCAATTATTTCACCATTAAAATCAACTTTACACGTCCAGGCCGAACCATTTAAAAATGATGATACAACACAATCAATATCTGTTACAACACCTTGCTTTACTGCTAACTCAGAATTTGCTGTATTATACATCATCTTATTATATTCATCAAATGCACCTTCCGCAAACTTTACTATATCACCAACTTTAAGATTGAAATCAAATCTATAATAATAATCAGTTGGGTCCTCTTTTACTGGTATAAAAAAATCTCCGGATATTGGTTTTGGTTGAATTTGTAGGTCCCACTCTCTTAAAGCATTGAATATAATATCACTCACTTCCATTTCTGGATTTTCTTTTGCTATAAGTATCGCAGATAAAAATACTTCTATATCTAAAGCAAAATCTATAGCTGTATTTAGAGCATTTCCCACTGCTATAAAATCTTTATTTTGGTATGTTCTATCCATATACTTTTAATTTGAAAGTGGCATTTTTATTGCAGGATGACTTTGATAATTCTCTAAAATAATATCATCCAAGGTATATTCTGAAATATCATTAATAACCCTATCGGATATTTTTACCGTTGGTAATTCATATGGTTCTCTTGTTAACTGTTCTTTAATGCCATCTATTTGATTTTTGTAAATATGAGCATCACCTAAATTAGCAATTAGTTCATCAGGCACCATATTAACCATTTTACCTATAATTTCTAATAGAAGCGCATATGATGCGATATTAAATGGAAGACCTAATGGAACATCACTTGACCTCATATTGAACATTAAAGAGATTGCTCGTTTGGGAACTCCTATGGAATCATAATATGCCATTTCATCTCCATACTCTACGTCATATTTTGCCCCATATTTATACTGCCTAAGATGTCGATATCTCTCCAGTCTACTCAACTCTCTCGTATAAAACTGAAAAAAGTTATGACATGGCCGAAGTACCATCTGGTCGAGTTCCCCCACGTTCCACGCTGATACAATTATACCTCTATCATCTGGATTTGTTTTGAGTATATGGATTGCATCTGCGATTTGGTCGGTTATACAGGTACCTACTTCATCTCTATTTGTTGTCCTATCAAAGTAAGTAAAGTATGACATCCAACTTCTCCACTGCTTTCCGTATACTGGGCCAAGCTCTCCCCATTTTTCAGCAAACTCAGCATCCGTTTTAATACGCTCGATAAATTCTTCTTTTGATAGTTCATCTTGTACATCTGGAGCATAACCTTCTCTAATTGCTTGAGGGTTCAATGCAACGCAATTATTTAAAGTAATCGATCCCCTGTACTTTTTATAAGCATCTCCTACCCATATAGTATTATCATTTTCTACGAGATACTCTATTGAAGTATCTCCACGTAAAAACCATAGAAGCTCGGTTACGATGCCTTTGAAGTACATTTTCTTTGTTGTAAGCAGGGGAAATTTTCCGTCTTTAAACTTATACCTAATTTGTCTTCCAAAAACACTCAATGTCCCTGTGCCAGTGCGATCACTTTTTCGAACACCATTCTCTAAAATATCTTTTAAGAGATCTTGATAAGCTATGTCTATTTTATTCATAGTTTTATATATTTAATTTTTTTAATACATTCAGGTGCTATATAATCTGATATAAATTCATAGTCTGAATTGATTGATTTACCTGTTGATTTATAGATATAAGGAGTATGATTATTAGATTCTATGTATAATATAGCTAATTCTTTCCAATAATTTCTTCCTAGCTGAGTATCTATTATTTTATGGATATTATTAGTTATAAACACTTTTCCTTGTTTTGTCTTACCAATACCTTTTTTGTAATCTGGTATTAATCCATTAATTAAAATAGTAGGAATATTTTCAGGTTTAGTAATGTGATATAACATATTTTATTATTCTGGTAAATTAATAGATGAAATATCAGCCCAGTATTCATAATAGCTCAAATCATAATAATCTCCACTATCATTCATACACCACGATGGACTGCAATCACCTCCGTCTGCTTCATAAAATCCAAAAGATAGATCTAGAGGTATTTCATGTGCATTATATAATATTACAAGCTTATATTCTTGTGGTAATATTTCAGATGTTTTATTCCATTGTAGATTCATAATGTTCTAGTTGTGTTTCGTTAAAAATATGCAGCAATCCATATTTATCCATTTCAGCGACTATTCTAATCTCGCCCGCAACTGTTTCAAATACAGATACTATCGTACATGGAAATTTATATCCTTTAGGTTTCCACGCCTTATCACCTACTTTAAATTTAGTATTATTCATAATTTATTTTATCTTTTTTAAATCCTCTTTTAATCTTTTTCTAAAAGAATCTTCTCCATCATCACATGCTACTAACCGATCTATTCTTTGAGCATAGACTTGGGCTATTTTTAAATACTTAACTCCATTTTTAAATTCCTCGATAATATCTTCTGGGTAATTTGAGTATTTTGAATCTTCTGAATCCCAAATACCACGATCTTCTTTTGATATATTTTTTCCATTTTTTTCTATTATATCCTCAATAGTATCAATAATATTTGATATTTCATATTGCGTATAATTAAAAGTACCCCCTGACATATTATATATTATTTTAGCAAGTTAATGGAATTCCACTCATCGTACAATTACAAACTCCAGATCCCCCATTTTTAGGATTACATGAGCAAGTATCATAGAAATTTGTAGTATGATAATCATAAACATAATTTGGACTTATATTTGTAGGCGGGATTATATTATCTTTTTCATATAAATCAAACATAAAATTGATCCTATCAATAGTCTCTAAATCTGATTTAGGAATTACTGCAAGTATTAATTTTTTTAATGTTTCTATTGTCATATAGTATTATTATTTGTATATTTTTTATTTAATTTTAATATTATTCCAAATTTTACCATTAGGCTCTACAATATTCAATTTACCATTAATAAAATCTTGAAATTCCTCTTCATTAAAAAGTGTAATTTGCAAAGAGTCTTTATTGATAATACTATAAATTGATCTTAGAAATATCCCATGACCACTATTTTCAATACAGTCCTTACGAATTGCCAATAGCTCTTCCCCTTGTGAATTTATTAATTCTATGCTATTTACATCTTGTTTCATATTATATTTTAATGTGAATCTCCAATATCATTCTTTTCACCATAAATAAGATAATCAGGATTTATAACTTTTGCCACCTTTTGTCTTTCTCCTGTCTCTAATTTTATTACTACTCCCTCATGAGGTACTTTTGTGCCTTCAATAAAGTTTTTAAAAGTAAAAGAATCTTGAATTTCTTGTGACCAAGGTCCAAAATATAAAACTGGAATATGTGGGAGTTCTAAAAGTGCTCGTGTTGTTGCCTCAGTAGCTGCTGCGCTATAATACTCTCCATTTTCTTTAATATCAAAAACTGCAAATTCAATATCTTTTAAACCATAATCATAATTCTTTTGAATACCTGCCCCATAGATCTCACCATATATTATAAATCCAGATCCAAAATCTTCAGGAGTTGAGTATTGCCTTGCAAAATTCCAAAGTTTTTCTTTGATCTTATATTTATCAGCTATTTCATACCATACATTAGTATCATAAAACCCTTGAGAATCAGAGCCCTTTTCTACATTATGAGAACCTATTACAAATTCATATTGATACCACTTATCAGTGATTCTAAGAAATCTTTTTATTTTATCCCAAAGAGTAAATTTATTCTTTTTTACAATGCCATATCGAGCATTAGTACCGTGAATTTTTCTAGTAATTTGAACAATATCTTCTTGAGTAAACATATTATTCACATTCTTTATATTTGGAAATTTATAGTAAATAGGGAAATTTGGATTTTCTGAATATCTAATTTTTTTACCAGAAGCAAGCTGAATTTGTTTTGCTGGAGGTTCATACTTTACAATGCTCATATATGACATTACATCCATACCCTCTTTCAGTTTTGAAATTTCCATTTCAGTATACATAAAAGGTATGATCAAACATTCTGAATACACACCACGAAGCTTGATAGTTCGAACACGATTGCCAGAACGTAGATAATTTGTTACATTCATTTTTTCAGCCAATGTTTCTGGTATTACCGCGTCTGTGGTTGCACATACTATTAAATCACCTTCTGCATATTGATCTTTCTTGATAATACAAGACCAATTACCTACCGTGGCCTGCTCGACGTTATCGGCGCCTGGTATAGGTATAATTTGATTAATTCGAGCAATGAATGCTACAGAGTTTAAATTTTCCATATTAATATATGTCTTTAAAAATTTGAATTCCAAAATCCCAAATAAGAAAATTAAAACCTATTATAAAAATATCTGTATAAATACCAGATTCTATAAAATGAGATTGCTTAGAGTGAGTTATATAAAATCCTGGAAGTAGTGCTATTTGAATAAAACTATTTTGTATAGTCTTATACATATAAAATTTATAAACTTTTTTCATATCTTTATTTTAATTTATCTAGTTCTCTAATTATGTTTTCTAAAATATTAATTATACTATATAATTCACTAGTAGGTGCAACTGAATATAACTCTTCAGATTCTGAGATCAAAGAAGAAGTCTTTTTTTGCAAAGACACTACTTTTTTTTGTACTTCTTCTTTAGATATAGACTTAGATTCGGTGATATGAGCAGTCAAATCTGAGGTCATCCAGTTAGTTTTCTTTATCATTATTTTATTACTATTTAGTAGTTACTCCAGGAATAGGATATAGGGGGTTTTTAAGTCGATTAATTTGAGTATCAGATAGTTTCTTTTTTGCAGAATAATACTCAATAATGCTTTTATGAAATTTAACTTTTTCTGGGTAGAGAGATACATTATACTTTAATTCGATCTCTAATTTGATATTTGATTCTTGCATAAATTTGTTTTTGTAAAAGTAAAAAATAAGATTAAGAAATTATAATTTAATTATCAAGTAAATCATATGGCAAATCTGCATTTTCTAGAATAAATTCTATTAATTTTTCCTCTAATCGACCTTGTATTTCATCACCATTATCATCATAAATTTCCCAAGATGAATATCCGCTCTGATGATTATTATCTTCGCAATGAACTACTGTATAAAATTTATTATTAAATTCAACTTCATACATAGTTTCTGTTTGTACTTTTTTTATTTTTTGATTTTCCATAATTATATTATTTATTTTAAATTTTAATTATTTTTATTTTTTAATACAATAAGCATTTCACAATCAATAAGTGAGCCGATCATTAATGGAGATCCGAGCTCTGAATCTATTTCGCCATATTCGCTTTCTTCTACTTCAAATACCGCAAAATCACCATCTGCCCAGTATAAGATTTTATATTTCTTTTCCATATTATTTATTTTATGTGACCCAGATCTTTTAGTGCTTTTTGATATCCATCAATATAAGCAGTTTTTCTTGCAGTTAAGCATTTTATATTACCCATTATTCTGCATTTCTCTTCTGCATATTCAGTTGCTGTATCATTTATCTCTTTATAAGTAGGAATAGATGGCACAGTATAAATAGGCATACTGAACTTGAATTTACTATTGTAATACTCTTTACAATGTTCACATTGTTCTTGACATGGTGCTTTACTTTCTATCTCCATTTGGCAATCAAATGATTCTGATTCTGCTTTTTCTATTTCAACAAGTAGTTGTTCTTTCTGCCATTGTGCCCCTCTTAAAAAGAATCTATAAGCTATTGTTTGTGGTAAAATTATCACTCTACATTTCTTTTTCATTCTTATATTTTATTTTTATATTTGATTATTCTACTTCAAAACAAAGATCCGGTTTTTCTTTTAAAAAAGAAATATCCATAATTATAAATGAATCCATAATTGAACATTCTAAAATAGATCCATAGACAGTTTTACCTTGTACTGCATCATAGTCTATTATGTCGCCTCTAAAATCAAATTGACGTTTTACAATTTCACATTCTGAAAGTACTATAGTAGTATGAGAATTTACATGCGCTTCTACTTTTCTATTTTTTGAAATTTTATCATTTATTTTAAGATATGTACTTAATGGTACTTTAAAAGTGCTCATTATTAAATTAGATTAGCTGTTTTGTATAATACAAATGTACGATTAATTTTTGAGATTTTACAACTTTTCAATGTATATTTGTTTTTTTGCTGTATAAATAAAAAACCCTAAGCTATTACTAACTTAGGGTTTTAATATTATATTTTATAGAATTATTAGGCTTGAATATCTTTTGAATCTGAATTAGAATCTGAAGATGGACTAGATTGATTAGGTTTAAAACTAAATTTATCTAAAGTATCTGCACCCATACCTATTGCAGTTATAATTGTAACAGCTTGTACAAGACCATCTGAAGGCTTCATATTTTCATGAGTATAGCTATTTAGCATCATAGTTATACATAAAAATAAAGCGCCTACAAAAGCAATTACTGGTTTAATTGAAGTAGAACCTCTTTCATCTTTAAAAAGATCTTGAATCCAGGAAATAAATCCATTTTTTGAAGTACTCATAGCGATATTTTATAATAAATATCATCTAAATGAATTCAATACTATTGGTATTTTTATCCCAAATAAAAGTAATTGGTTTATTTCTATAATTATAATCTTCTCCTAATATCGAAGCATTAAAATAATGGGTATCACCATCGAATACATAACCATGACCAGAGTGAATGTGACCACAAACATGAATTTTAGGTTTAATTTCCTTAATTCTGTCAGCCAATAACTCACAACCAAGATGATCTGGTCTACCGATAACCTGGTCAACATAACCCCAAGCAGGACCGTGTGTAACCAATATATCCGTATCAGCTGGAATCAATGACCATTTATATCTAATTTCCTCACCACGTCTTGGCAAATTAAACGCCCAATTATAGAACTCAGGTTGCCAAGGACTACCCCAAATTTTAACCCTATCCTTATAATTATCATATTCCTCACCAGTAAGATATAAATCATCCTGTAGGTAGTTTATATTCTTATAAAAATCCAGAATTTCTTTTGTTTTCTCAACATTATCCTGAAAACCCCAATCATGGTTACCAGCAATGAATACCTTATGATCGTATGTAGCCAGTTTATTATACCAACCACAAAACTCTCTTATCTCATGCTCATACCCCATAGAAGAAATATCACCAGCATGAATTAATATATTACCTCCAGGTAAATCAAAATGACATTGTTTGTGTTTACAATGAGTATCACTAATAAGAGTAATTTTTTGAGGCATTATAATATCAATGATGTATTAAAGAAAAAAGAATATAACTTAGACCAATAAGGCAACCAATACTTGTAATTTTAATACCAGATGTGAGTTTTTTATTATTCTTTGATAAATTATCAATATAAATTCTAGATATGCTATCTTTAGATTTATAAAGTTGAATTTGATTTTTAAAAGTCTCATTATCAGTCTTAAAAGTTTTAATTACTGTGTCTTTATATTGTGACTCTTTTACAGTCAAATTTAGAATACTTAAAGTTAAGCTATCTTGCCTTTTTAGACTATCATATGAAACTAGATCGTATGCTACTAATTTACCTACTTTATGAGAAAGATGTAGACTACTGTCCGTACCTGGATAAGAAAAAGCTGTCAAGCTCAGTAGGAGTGTAGTGAGAAATATGATTGTGAATTTCATTATACTTATTTTTAATGTAAATGTATTTTATTGTTTGTTTTTGAATTAGACTATCGACATATACAATACTATCTTTGTAAATGTATATAATACTGTCTTGTTTTTTATGAACTGAGTCTAATTTAGAAATTTTATAATTTAAACTATCTATTTTATGATTAAACTCAAATTCCCGTTTATTATGTAATTCTCTTTGATAATTTATATAATAACCAAATATAATTACAATAATAATACAAAATCCTAGTACTTTACTCATAGTATTATTTACTTATTTTTTAGTTTAGTGGTGTCTTTATTAGTTTTAGCTGAATCAACCTTGGTTTTTGAAGAATCTGATACTGCCATTTTAACTGTATCTACTTTTGAAATTTTAGTTGAATCTGATTTAGCTAGAGAGCTAGATGTTACTGAATTACAGCTTACAATTGTCATTGCTGTAATAAGTGAAAGCATGATTTTTTTCATTTTGTTTTTATTTAAAAATTGGTTAGTATTCCTGATGGGTATCGATCCCACTCCCCTGCCTTGAAAGGGCAGCGACTCAACCATTTTGTCCTCAGGAACGATTAATTAAATTAATCTTTAAAGGAAAATACTTTTATGCAGTATAATATCCAGTAAAAGTGGGTTCTAAATAAGATGCCAGTTTTTTGATCTCACTGTCTATAGGAGATCCACTCTTACTAAATCCAATAAATAGACTTGATGGCTTAATAGCCCTAAGTATAGAGCGTACCTTTTTACCATCTACTTCATGATCTTTAAAAATTACAATTTTCTTCATAGATTTTATTTTATTAATTTATTATTAAAATAGTGGACATGTTGGGATTCGAACCCAAGTCTAACAATTAATCCTATAAAACTCATTCACAAGCTTATTCTCGTTTTCTAACTAGACAAAATATGAAGTTTGATATATGTGGGAAACACACTTCTAAACAACCTGGTCTCAGAATTATTTTAGTTGGGCTCTGACCTGTGACCCATGAGGCACTTCTGTTTCTAGGGTATCATGCGACCCCACTGGACTAAGCCGCCATTGCGAACTCACCATCAGCGAACGCCATAGCGTCCTCGAAAGTCCATGTAGATAATTCTACGTTTGCGTTTATTTTTTATATAGGTTATTAAAGTGTTTCCAATACTAACACTGCCTGCATCATTTTAAAGAACTACATTGCCATCAATTACCAATCTCATGCCCGATTATTATCATTGATTATTATACTATAAATATACATACATAAATTGAATTTAAAAAATTGATTTTTAAAGTCTTGTATTATTATGATTTATTTTTAGTATATATGATTAATTATTTTTTCTTCTTTTTTGTCTTTTCTCATTTATTTTTTGAATCTGAGAGCATAATTCATACTCTTCAAGTTCTATTAATTTTGGCATTTGAAGATTTAGGGTTTTTAAATATTCTTTTCTTTCAAGTGAAAAAGTAATTTCTTTAGATTCAGAAAATACAACTTGGAATATTTCAATTTTTGGTTTTTTATTTTTTATTGCCCATAAAATAGTCTTTACCATTTTTAATACAAGATCAGAATCTTTATTTTTGATTTTATCAAAAAATTCACTCTGATTCTTAAATGATAATACATGTGCTGCCATTAATACTGTCATGATTTTAGGTCTTCTACTCTAGTTATAGCACTAGGAGGTATATTATTTAAAGTGTAACAACCATTTGATTTATAATTTGGATCTTCATATAATTTAAAATAATCTCCAGGTATTTTATCAGTATCTATAGAAAAAAGTGTCCAGTTTTTAATTCCAGTTTTATAAGTAAAATTATCAACTAAATATAATGCTGATTCTTTTGAAAGAGCTAAATAAACTCTATCTGGATGGTAAGACGCCTTTGATCTAGATTTTGGAACTAGGCCAATTTTTTCTATTTTATTTGAATTTATAGTAGGTGCTATATGATATAATATTTTAGGATATTTTTCTATAATTATATCAAATTTTGCCTCAAAAAATATTGAAAAAGTAACTCCGTCTTTTATATAATATTCTGCGTATTTTTTCTCATATTTACCTACATATTCTTTAGATTGCATAAAAGAAGGAAACCAACCTAGATTATTAGCATCTTTAAGAAGATCATTAAATTTTGATAAATCTATTTTTTGTGAAAATATAACTTTAAAAGTATTATCAATATTATCACTTTTAAAATTTAAAATATTTGAATATTTTCTATGTAAAATAGACACTGTTTTATTTAATTGCACAGTCTTTATTTCACCCTCTTTGAGGTTTATAGAATACTCTTCTTTATATAAATCTAAAAGTATATTTAGTAATTTCACATTTATAAATATATCAATCTTCTTTAATAATGATTCTTTTTATAAACTCTTCAGGAAAATTATCATCAGATCTAGTTATAAGATCAGTAAGACATCCATCTAAAAAATATGTAATTGCCCAATCTGACTCTGATCTTACACTTCTACCAACTCCTTGAAGTATAGATGTGCAGGTTTTCCAAGTATACCATCCTGGAGAGTATTTCATTTTCTCTGAAACATACTTATCTCCAATATAGGGATATGGCACTTTAAGGAATATTTGAAGTCTGCTTTTATCGTCTTTTAGATCCAGACCTTCTAGAAGAGAAGGGCCTATAAGAATATTACCAGGAGTGGCTATAAATTTAGAAAGAACATCAATTTTCTCATCTGTACCTCTATACACATGAATTCTTCTTTGCTTAGATTTTGGTAGATTAAATAGTAGTTTTCTACCTAGATCATATGAGCCTGTATGTATTACTCCTGATTCTTTTGGATGAGCATCCATGATCTTTTCAACTGTCTTTACTAGCCATGATATATTTTTATCTATATCTTTCATGCCCATTCTACGATTAGGATAGTAATATATTGGTGATTTTGAGTAGTCAAATGAAGACTGCATCTTTTTATAAAATGATTTATTAACTCCTATAGAATTTTCAAATTCTGATCTAGATCCCATAGTCGCAGTCATCATAAGTTTAAATCCAAATCTATCTAAAAAGTGCTTTTTCATAAGATACTTTTCATCTAGACAATTAAAAGTAATCTCTTGATCTTTCATACTCTTAATCATAAAATGCAGACCAGACTCTTCAACTATAGTAATATAATCTTCTATTTTACATAGTACATCTTTGACATAATCAAAATATTTAAATACATTTGACCACTCTTTTGAAACTAGATTATCTCCAAAAAGTTCTTTTGCCTTTTTCTGAACCTCATCTCTGTATGATTGGGCTTTGCCTAAGACAATCATAATGCGCTTCAGGGATGCCAAGAGAGCGCTTTTATCTTCTGTCTTAATCATACTATCAATATTCTCTTTCAGTAGCTCTGTATTGACTAGAATACTTTTAAATCCAATATCGCTAAGACTTAAAACTAATTTAAGAACGTTATCATGTGTTTTATGAGATATTTTTGGGCTAAAATGTGTTTGAACTATATCTACTACTCTATGAGCTTCATCACATATTACAAAATCTCTAGTCTCAAATGCACTACCATTTATAGATTTATCTTCTACGTAATTTCTCTGAATCAGTGCATATGAATAGGTTAGTAAACTCACTGACGCCTCAATTGCCTGTTTTCTAGATTGGAAATACCCGCATTGATTATAGCAATTTAATTTTTCAGAATCTTTATATGAAAGACCCTTATTCTTGCACTCTCCTAAAGAAAATTTTTCATTATTCAAAGAGCATATATAATTGTCTACACCCTTAATATAACCCCAATTATTAAATTTAAAATTTAAGATGTCTCTAGTATACTGCTCATGAAGACTGAGATCTGAAGTTAAAATATAACCAGTCTTAGATCTACTGGCCATATAAGATGCAAAGAGAATGCCTATTATAGACTTTCCAGATCCAGTAGGGGCATCAAGAAGATAGACTCCATTTTTATCTTTATTGTAAGATTTTATAATATCTTCAATTACCTCTTTTTGGCCAGATCTGTATTTAAAATTAGGAAATTTAGATTTAACAAAACCGTCGAATTCTTTATAAGATATTGTCATAATATTATTTACATAATTTATCAGCCACATAAGTAGCAGATATTGCATCTGGTTTACACCTTACAGTATAGCCCAATGATTCTACATACCCTAATGCTGCTCTTAATGCTTGATTTGATTTAAATTGAGGATCTGGATTTAGATCTATGTCTATAAATGCAGGCTTTTTAATATTAAAAGATTTAAGATATTCAGCAATTTCAATAGATCTTTCTACTTCTGCCCATAGACGAGTAAATTCAACTTCAGTCTTGGCTGTCTGTTTTAGTATTTTAATTCTAGGAATCCATTCAGTTGAGTAAAGAACATGACCTCCTCGACCTTTATTATGTAGGACTATTACAGTTGCATAGATAGTTTTACGTCCAATATTTTGAGAATCACAACCAATGTAAATATCAGTATTCTCATTTTTAAGTAAATAACTTTTTATATATGGAATAATGTCTATCTCTTGATTATCAGTTAAACTCTTAAATATTCGGTTCATAAAATTAGATTTGCTTCATGTATAAATATATTTTAGAGGGCAATATTGGATTCGAACCAATGATTGTCTAGTTTTGCAGACCAGTGCCTTTAACCACTCAGCCAATTGCCCAAATTGACAAATGTGCTCCAGGAGGGAATCGAACCCCCACTCCTTACGGAACCAGATCCTAAGTCTGGCGCGGCTACCAATTACGCCACTGGAGCAAGAAATTATATGTGCTTCTGGTCGGAGTCGAACCGACACGGACATTACTGTCCAAGGGATTTTAAGTCCCTCGCGTACTACCTATTTCGCCACAGAAGCATTTTTTATTGTACTTCGGATTGGATTCGAACCAATGACCCCCAGCTTAGAAGGCTGGTGCTCTATCCAGCTGAGCTACCGAAGCATATTTTAGTGAGGACATACCCAGAACCGACCTGGAGACTCATGCTTACAAGGCAAGTATTTTTCCAATTAAACTACACGTCCAAAATGAAGCTTTTAAATTATCCCCAGAGCTTCTCAACTGTGCTGGCATACGTTATGAATATGTTTCATATTCCTCCAGAGGTTTAGTGGCAGGTAGTGGATGCTATCCACCTTAACCAGACTTTCCTATCTTCGATCCCTTGGCCTTTGGGCTGTTGTTGCGAGGGCAGGATTCGAACCTGCGACCTTCTGGTTATGAGCCAGGTAAGCTACCACTGCTCTACCTCACAATATAATTTTAAAAAATGATAGTTGGTTATCAATATATTACTTCCTTTTTCGCCTATCATTTTTATTTGAGTATTATACTATAAAAGTACTAAAAGATTTTGATTATTTTTTAGTATATCTTTTAAGTAGCGGACTAGGTTGGGTTCGAACCAACGACCTTCTGGTTATGAGCCAGGTAAGCTACCACTGAGCTACAAGTCCAATATTATGTGCGCCCTAAGGGGATTGAACCCATGACCTCCACATTATGAGTGTGTTGCTCTACCGCTGAGCTAAAGGTGCAATATGTATGTAGCAACTGTCACAAGCTCTTAGAATCTACATACTAATTCAGGTTGTAAATCGGGCGATACCAATTACGCTTTACCCTTTCAAAATAACTATTACCTATCGGACGTCATCTTTAACCTTTTGGGATCCTAACCTCTCGGTCTCTAAAGGCTTATAGTTATTGTAGTCGCTAATGGAATCGAACCACTATCTTCGGGACCAAAACCCGACGTGTTAGCCTTTATACTAAGCGACTAGGCGTCCTCGGTTTTTTATAAGAGAACCGTGCACGGGTAAAAACTCTATTGGAGTAGAATGTCAGAATCGAACTGACGCCACAGGCTTGGAAGGCTAGTGTACTACCTCTATACTAATTCTACATTTAGAAGTGCTTTTGATAAGTGCACTACAATTTCCTCTTAGATGGTTTACAATGTCTACGCTAACCAACAAACCCTGCGTAGTCCCTGTAGGATTCGAACCTACGACCCTCTGCATGTAAAACAGATGCTCTAACCAACTGAGCTAAAGGACTATAGGGACGGTTAACTAACGCCAGCCACAACTACCACCGCCAAGAATAGTTTTAGTGTGAGTTTTTAACCTCAATGCGTCTGTCTAGATGAAAGGTGACGATCCTTCCTAGTCTTGCTCCCAAAGTAAGTGCCTCACCAACTCGGCCACATCTAGATATTTACTTTCCAATATGTCAAAGAACTAATTGTACTCTCAAAGTGATTCGAACACTTATCTCTAGATCCGTAGTCTAGTATTCTACTCCATTGAACTATAAGAGCATTTTGGCACGCACGTAGGGACTCGAACCCTCATCTTTGGTTTTGGAGACCAATACTCTAGCCATTTGAGCTACGCACGCGATTTATATTATCTATATTTTCTTATGAGTTTAAAAAGTTCTCTTATATCTGTGAATTTTAATTCTTGTCCTGGCTTTATGGGAATGAACGCTATTGTAAATCCATGGTTGCCATAAAAATAATCTTCCTTTTTTATCCTGTTACCATTCACGCTATCGACATATATCCAAGGAAAGTTACCTGCAAGTTTTACTTCTATCCCAAGTCGTTTCATCCTGTCTATGAATACCATCAATATATCTTTCTGCTTCATTTCCTATTGATACTATAAAAGTAAAATTAATTTTTGATATTTTAAAGCTTTTTTAAGTATTTTTATTTTTTTATTATTTAAATTAAAAAAGCCCTGAGAGTTTGTATTTCCCAGGGCTTTTAAAATATAATTGAGTAAATTTATTTATCCATATTATATTGCCCTGGGCTGTATCTAGATTTATCTTGCATATTATTGAGTGTAATATAACAAGAGCCTAGTGAGGTCGTCGGTACGCGTCCTAATTGCCAATTATTGATATGTATATTACCTTGTGTCATTTTCTATAAATATCATACTTTTGAAGAAAAAATAGATTTTAATTTTTATTTTAATATTAGCATATTAAATCTTATATTTTTCATCATTTTACCTTTACTCTATTATACCATCGTTCCAATGACCAAGATAAAGTACACCATGTTCTCTAGCATCATTATATGCAAACAATACATCATAATGATTTACTAATGATGCTCTACGTATAAGTTCAATATTTTTATAATCTAAAGAAAGTGGAAGAGGGAAAT